CTTCGCTGTTGCGGCGGCGTCCGCGTCCGCCTGCGCATAGGTGATGTGCGCGGACCCGATCCCCTTGGACTGCTTCACACTCGCCGTGATCGTGCCACCCGTGGTCGGGTCGTAGTTGATCGCGACCAGGGCCGCGGCCTGGCAGCAGGTGGCGTCGTTGAACGCCTTCAGGACGGAGGTGTCCGTGGGGAGACCGGTCGAGTCCGTGTCGTAGAAGCACAGTTCGGTGGCTTCCGTGACCGCGAGAGACGCCGCCCGCAGAATGGGGGAGATGTTCGCGGGGGGCGTGGTGCTCGTCCAGGCCTCATAGTCCGTGGATGTGGCGTAGACGAGCACCATCGGTCACGCCTTCCGACGGTTAGTTTCGTGGGCCTTCTGGAACTCGGCGAGCTTCGTCTGATACTCGTGCTGGGAGACGAGTTCAGCGGCGGTGAACACCACGTTCGGGTCCCACGCACCGAACAGTTGCGGGTTCGTTTCCCGTGCCTCGTCTTCGTCGATGACGATGATGCCGGGTTTCGCGTACCGGTTCCCGTCAGTTTCGGACCGCTCCGTGAGCCGCGTGTTGTAGTGCTCCTCGGTGACGGAATGCACGGTCCCGGTGGAGGCGTGCTTGATGTACACGGTCACAGCACTTCACCGACCTTCCCGTCGGAGGGCACGTCAGGGATCCCGTGGCCACCCTGGGAGGGGTCGTCGACAGTGCCGAGGTCGTGCAGGGGAATGGCCCCATCGGGGACCTGTTCAGTGTTCTTACCCATGAGTGGGGCCTTTCTGTTTCTGGGAGGCACAACCACCCACCAGCGTGTGGTGGGTGGCTGAACCGCACAGGGTCAGGTGAGGACGACGAAACCCTTCGCGTCGTACAGCTTCCCGACGCCGTACAGGCAGTCGATCGTCATCTGCACGCCGAGGTTGTTCGGGCTGTACGAGGTGGTGAAGCGGAGCACGAGACCGGACACGGGGTCCTGGATCGTGGTCTGCATGGCACCCGTGCCCAGCTGGGTCTCGGGGAGTGCCCGGGAGGCGAAGATGATCGCGCCCGGGTCGAACGCGAGATCCTTCGTCGAGTTCGGGGTGCCGGCCACGACCGGGACGAGCTGCGACTCGAGCAGCTGGATGCCGTACAGGTCGGGGAGGGTGTCGCCGGTGACGCCACGGTCCCGGTTGTCGTTGAACGCCCAGAACTGCTGCAGGGTGGAGTCGGCGCGGAGAGCGGCGATGTCCTTCGTCGACGTGAGGAGGTACCGGTTCCCGGCGGCGACCTTGTTGTCGGTGAACTTCTTCGCAGCTGCACGCACGGTCGCGGCGGACAGGTCGGTACCGGAGGTGCCGAGGCTGCCGGAGAACAGACTGTACGTGCCGACCACGTCGCTTTCGACCTGCTCCACGATCGCGATGATCGCGGCTTCCAGGTAGGAGGCACGGATCGAGGGGAGCGCCTGCGCGGCGGTGAAGTCCTCGATCAGGAAGGAGGCTTCCTTGTGCTTGTTGAGGGACACGGTGGTGTCGGTCGACGTGGGGGTCTGCAGGGTCACGGGGGATCCCTGAGCCTTGTCGTTCGCGACGAGGGTGCCGGGGTACGGGATGTGCAGCGTTGATCCCACCTGGAATGTGGCCAGGTCGGAATCCTTCGTGACCCGCTGCACAACCTTGATGTTGTTGCGGAGGATCGGGAGGGCTTCCTGCGCCCAAATGGACGGGATGAACGGTGCGGCCGTCGTGGTGTTGATGGCCATGGTTCAGCTCCTTACAGTGTGATTCGGCCCGCGTCGCGGGCACGGTAGATGTCGGCTTTTCGGGCCTGGTATTCGTCGGGGGACATGGCCGCGATCTGGGCGTCGGTGAACGACGGGATCAGGGGTTCCCCTGTCGGTGTGGTGACGCCTGACGATGCCGGTCCGGCCGGCGAGGGGGGTGCGCCCCGGAATGCGAGGAGTGCTTCGGCTTGCGCGTGGAGGGTGGTCTCGTCGTTGCCTGTGAGCAGTTCGAGGGGGACACCCTTCGTGCGGGCGATGTCGGATCGGAGTGCTCGGGCTTCGGCGTCCTGGGCGCGCTGCTGGGCGGCGTTGAGTGCGTCCTGAGCTTTCTGCAGTTCCGTCTTGTTGGCTTCCTCGATCTGGTCGAGGCGGAGCGCTTTTTCAGCGTTCTGTTTGGCCTGCTCTTCGTTCTTCCGTGACAGGGCCTTCCACTTGTCGATCTCGGCCTGCAGTGCGGCCGGGTCGGGGGTCACCGTTTCGGCGACCGTTTCTTCAGCGGGGGTGGCTTCGTCAGACATGAGTGGTTCTCCCGTTTCGGGCATGAAAAAAGCCCCACCGTTTCGGTGAGGCTGACCGTGGGACCCCGGTCAACGGGTGGTTGGGTAGGAAAGGTCGGGTTGTTCCCGGTGGTAACGGCGTAGGAGGGACAGGTTCTCGTGGTCTGCGAGGAATGCCCGCAACCTGGCCTGCGCGGTTCTGACGTCGTGTGCTGCGGCCTGCCGGGCTTCCGGGGTGGGGGCGTACAGGGCGTCTCGTTTCGCGGCCCGTATGGCCCGTTCCAGGGCGCGTTGCCGTTGCGTGGCCTGGTAGGCGGCCTGATCATCCGCGGTCCATTCCCGCGGTTCGGGGAGGATCGTGCGCCCGGGAACGAATTCGGTGAGTGCGTGCCGGCAGTTCGGGTGGAAGAGGCCGGCGGCGGTCGCGTCGTCCACGGTGGGGTGTTCCCCGTCTGGGCTGATCGCGAGTACCCGGTTCTGCCAGGGCTGGCAGAGGGGGCACGGGTGACCGTCGTCGGTGACGTACAGCAGGTTTCCGCCCTGGGAGGCGACATGTTCCATGCGGGCCGCGTTGAACGCCCGCACTGATGCTGTCCTCACAGCCATCTCCACGTAGGACGACAACTGCCAGTCGCGTCCTGACTTGTCGGTGAACCCGGTCACCCCGCGGCGGGTGAACTCTTCCCACGCGGCGGCTTGCGCCTGCAACGGGGTCACACCGCGCCCCTCAACCTGAGCGATCGCATGGTCGGGGGCGATCGCTTTGTAAATGTCGTCGTCGAGGC